CAAATTATAAATATTAATGCCAGTCCCGGAGCGGGACTATTTGATTAAGGAGAAAATATCATGGCAAACGTATATGGTGTAGCACAAACTTATAGCAACGCTGGTGCAGCGATCGCAGCTTCTCAGCTAGGTGCAAATGCAGGACATAGAGATGTAGCAAGAAATGGTTTAACTAAGGCCCTAGCGGCTTTTGATGTTGACTTTGCAGTAAATGCAACAGATTTCAGTGCAACTGAGCTAGGCGCAGGCGGTGCAGTCAAAGAAGTTCTTAATGTTATTGCAACAATGGGAACTATTGTTGGTTATTCAGCTTTACGTGCTGACGGTGGCGCAAATGCTGGTCAGGTAATGACAGTATTGATCGAAGGCGATTTTGGTACACTACCTTATGACGGTACAAACAACGAAACTTTGGCAGCTCACTTAGAAGACCTAATTCAAGCTAAAACAGCAGCCGGTACAGGTCCGGTTAACCTAAATGCTGCTACGGTGACAGTAGTTACTGGTTTCCCACTAGCAGCAGTCTAAGGTTTTTCCTAGGGATGGGAAGTGGGGCGGATTTATTCCGCCCTTTTTTATTGGCCATAAATATTAGCATATTATGGCAAGATATAAAATCATAACTTTGGTTGACATAACTAGAACCAACACCAATCGAGGAGAAACTGATAAAATCAAAATAGGACAACAGGCAAATTTTAACAGTCTGGTGCAGGCCATAGGCATGCGTTCTAATGTACAATGGGCTAGTGATCCGGAAAAAAATTCAGGTGCATTGCCATTCCCATTAGAAGGTAAAGCTGTGCATTGGATTTGGGAGTTTGAAGCTGAGCGCGAAGAAGTTTTCCTCCAAAATAACGATCCAGTAGCTTTATTGAAGATCGACTTAAACGGTGTCCCTATAGTGGACAAATTAGAAAATTCTGCGGACATTACCCCAGCGGCTTTTCAGTGTTTAGGTGAAAAAGCAAACACTTGGGTTTCACAAATTTCGTCAAACATATAAATAAATTTACAAAAGGCATTCATTTAGGCAATTCTTATTAGGCACATGTCCGCAGGGGACCTTGACTTAACACAGGAGAAGCCAAATATGGCCACGGTAGTAGAGCGAGTAGGTGTTCTTGAAATAAAAGTACAACACATAGACGAAAAAATAGATGAACTCAAAGTGGATGTAAAGGAACTGCACGATTGTCTAGATCGCACGGGCGATTCATTAGCTAAAACTCTTGCCGATATGCGAGACGAGTCCACTATGCAACATAACGAGCTAGCTGGTAAAATATCAGAATTAGAAAAACAAAAACAAAGATTGATGAGTTATGGTATAATAGGACTAGCGTTCATCGCAGGATTAGGATGGACTGGACAACTTAATATTCAAACTATATTCAAGTTTTTTGGCATATAAAATATACACACTTAAATAAAGGACCCTAGGGTCCTTTTTTAATGACAAATGTATCGAAAAAATTAGAGCAAATAGTTAAAAAAGAACTTGCTCAGACTATAATTCCTGTTAAAACTGATAAAGGTATTTTAGTTGGGCAGGTGTTAATTACTAGCGAAGGATCGTTAAAAAATTTGTACAAAAATGAAAAGATGATTTACAGCAACATCCATCTTAATTGCATAGCTGTACGCATGGCTAATATTTTAGCATTTGCCCCACATAGTGCCTATGCTGATAAGCTATATAAAGCAGATCAAGAATACGGAAAATGGTTTGTAGATAATCAGATCCTTCGCGCACAATATCAAAAATACTTACAAAACAAAGATTATGAAAAAGCCGATCTTATTTGGGCCAAATACCAAGAAAGCAGGGATAAAACTCTTTACTTTAAAACGCAGGCAGAAACTTTGGCAGCTGTCTGAATAAATATAATATCTATTGTGGACCCTAATTTATGAATACTCAAGACCTTTTTAAAGTAGATAGATCAGCACAGAGAATCAACGAATCTATAGAAAAAACTTTTGGACAACGGTTAGATCTAGCCTCTTTTGATCTACCAAAATTACAAGACGCTAGGAACAAGCTGAGAACACAGCTTAGCCAAGTTCGTAATCAGAGCGGATTCAATGAAAACATTGAAAATGAAGCTATCACCAAAGCACAGTGGATGTTGGATGCTATCAATGCAGAAATTGCAGAACGAGAAGAATTTATAGTAGACAACGATCAAGTGTTTGTAGATGAAGAACAGGATACACAAGAGCTTGACGAAAAAACACCATCGGGCGATAAAGCAGAACGTATGGTAAAGCATATCAAGAAAGGATATGCCAAAGATGGTAAATTAACAGATAAAGAAAAATCGATAGCTTATGCAACAGCATGGAAGCATCATAATAAACAAAAAGAGTCAATCGAATCAGGAGAAACTATGACTAACCTTAAAGAAGGCGAAGTACAACAGGCCAGTGCTATCGTTACTGCAAAAACAATGGTCGACAGAGTCAGTCGTTGGATTGAAGAACTTTCCGGCATGGAGAACGATACTTTGCTTCAGTTAGGCGACAGTATCAGAGATGAAATGGGGCAAGATCAAGCAAAAAACTTTATCACTGCGGTCGCGCCAGCAATTCAACAGGCACTAGAAAATCTAAAGACAACTAGAGAAACGTTAGCAACAGGAGTTAGACAACTAACAGGTGAAGAACAGGGTGCAGAAATGTTAGGCGGCGAACCAGAAGGTGGAGAAGATATGATGCCAGCAGGCGCCGACGAAATGAATATGCCGGCCGAAGAGCCAGAAATATCTGGAGGTGAAGACGAATTCGCAGCAGCCGAACCAGCAGCAGGCGGACTCGGTGATGCCGGACGCGAACAAAGAGAAAGCATCCAATATCAAAATAAACTTCTTAAAGTATTGGCAGGATAATGAAACTTTCTGATCTCAGAGAAAATGATCGTCAGATCGCTGAACTACTGCCAGCATTGGGTGCAGTAGGTGGTGCTATTGGTGGTGCTGCAAAAGCGGTCGGTGGCGCGATGGCCAAAGGAGCATCTGCTGTAGGTAGTGCATTAAAGACAACTGCTTCCGGACTTGCAGGAGGACAAATGGATCCAGCACAGGCAGCTATGGCGGCTAAAGAACGTCAAGATCAGAAAAAACAAATACAAGATGCTATTAAAAATAAACAGGCAGAATTAGCAGAACTGCAAAAACAATTAACACAATTAGGATGAGATTTTTCGAATTTTCAGACACCGGTATTGATAAATTTATTATCATACTTAAAAACTTTATTGGTAGATCTTCATCTAAAAAAGAACCAGCTAGGTTAAATTGGGCTTCACTAAGTAAAATTGCCACTGATGCAGGGTTTGAAATGGGTGCAGATTATGAGACGTTCAAATCTATGTACGATAGTAATCCTGTTCTTCAGCAACTTGTGAAAAATTTTAATGCCGACGGTATAGAACTAGCAGTCCCTGGAACAGCGCAGGCCGGCGACAAAGATGCTCAATCCCCCGTTAAAAAAGGTCAAACAAGCCAAGATGCTGTTGATAAAATAGCAGCCTCCTCCGCTCCACAACAGCTTAACAAAACAATTTAAATCTTTTATGATAGACAGCAGAAATTTTTCTATTAATGTCTTTCATTCGTGTCAACAAATCGACATCAGCATTTCTGGTCCTAAATTAGAAAGATTAGAACATTTGAAACAAGCTCTCACATATGTTGATATAACTGGTTCTATTTTAGAGTTTGGAGTATTTCAAGGTAAAACTTTGAGATTAATCGCTAACTTTTTTAAAAATGAACCTGTTTGGGGATTTGATAGTTTTGAGGGATTACCAGAAGACTGGACAAAAAATGAACAAGGACCAATAGAATATAGTAAAGGGCATTTTTCTGTTAGTGCAATGCCCAAGGTACCGGACAACGTTAATCTAGTTAAGGGTTGGTTTAATGAAACATTGCCGGAGTGGTTAAAAAATAACACAGAAAACATAAAATTTTTACATTTAGACGCAGATCTCTATTCTAGCACTAAAGACGTTTTAACCTTACTAAATTCTAGAATAGTTCCTGGAACGGTCATAGTTTTTGATGAGATGTATCCTTGGCGAAATATTAATCAATATCAAAATTGGGCAGAAGGAGAATACAGAGCTCTTAAGGAATGGTTAGAAATTCACAACAGAGAATTCGTTCCATTATTGAGAAACAGGTATAATCAATGTTCAATGAAAGTCTATCGCTAGCCAAGGTTGACTTTATTAGAGTTCTCAAGTAATATATACAATATGACAATTGAACATACTCCTCCTCCTTTTGTAGAAAAATTTCAATATAAAAACTGCACCCAAGTAAACGATCCGGTTACTAGAAAACGAGTCTACCTAACTCCGGATGGGGAAAGTCTACCCAGCGTTACAACCATCCTTGGCGCCACTAAGGATATGACACATCTTAACGAATGGAAAAAGCGCATAGGCGAGGAAAAAGCTAAACAAATTACCACAGAAGCCGCCGGAGTTGGAACAGCCATGCACAGCAATCTCGAAAGATTTATTGCAGGAATGCAACGACAGCCTGGCAATAATCCTGTTCATGTGCAGGCTAATGCTATGGCGGACGTGATTATTTCTAATGGTCTGTCTAAAATCAATGAAGTATGGGCCATGGAGCAGAGCCTTTACTTTCCCGGACTTTATTCGGGTACTACAGACTTAGTGGCAGTGTACGAGGACAATCCCTGCATCGCAGATTATAAACAGACCAACAAGCCCAAGAAAGAAGAGTGGGTGGAAGATTATAAACTACAACTGATAGCCTATATACTAGCACATAATGAAGTCTACGGCACAGACATCCGAGAAGGCCATGTGTTTATGTGCAGCCGCAACTGTGAATATCAGCAGTTTGATCTATGGCCCACAGATTTTAACAAATATCAAGATCTTTGGCTTAATAAGGTTGAAGAATACTACAAGCTCAACGGATAAATACCATATAGAGAGGGTATTTCAATGGCCGTTGTACAAATTTCAAAGATACAGGTCCGAAGAGGACAAAAAAACTCAAACAGCGGAGTTCCGCAACTTAGTTCAGCTGAATTTGCTTGGGCAGTCGATTCTCAAGAGCTATTCATAGGAAACGGCAGCGTAGCTGAAGGTGCTCCTTATGTAGGAAATACTAGAATACTGACAGAGCATGATAATATCCTTGAACTGATTGCAGGTTATAAATTTGCTAACGACGATACAGCCATTACCCTTAGTGTATCTAGAAGTCTACAAAGTAAATTAGACGAGTATGTATCTGTGACAGACTTCGGTGCCGTCGGCGATGGTTCTACAGACTGTGTGGAAGCTTTCGAAACTGCATTCACTGAATTGTTTAGAAACAGCGATCAGAATTACAGAAAAGTCTTGGTAATACCCAACGGCGAATATTTACTAACCAATGACATCGCCATACCTGCTAATGCAAAAATAAAAGGGGAAACCCAACACGGTACGGTATTAAATCTAGGAGGTAACACGATTAGATTTATTACTTCAACAGGATTAGAAGTAAATGATTTTGACAGCACAAATCGACCACAGAATATAGAAATTTCAAATCTCACCATTGAAAGAACATCTGGACAGATTTCGTTATCTGGTGTAGCTAATTCAATATTTGAAAAGGTTCGTTTTATAGGTGTTTATACTCTAGGCGGAAGTGTTCCATCAATGGCGACTCAACCGGCCGCTGTCTATTGGGAAAATAATCTTGTAGGGACTAGCGTACAGAATATCCTTTTTAAAGATTGTGATTTTGAAGGTAATAGCGTAGGTCTAAAGTGTAGACAGACAGCAGTATTTGATACCAGTATAAAATTAGATGCATGTAAATTTTTAGTCAGCGATACTGCCATTTACATAGAAGGAGTCACTGGACAAGGAAATAAATGGTCAATTTATGATTGCGAATTTGAAGAAATCGCCAATCAAGCATTTAGATCTACATCAGGAACACAGACTATCGTACAACGCTGTCAGTTTAAAAATGTAGGCAATAATACTGCCACAGCGGCCAATCCGGACGATGTAATGATTTATTTTGGTGAAAAAATAGGAAACATCGTCAGCCAATGTGTAAGTAATAGACAACAAGCTGCTGGCATAGTATCAACTAGTGGTGTAGCAGCATTTACCGAAGTATATAATGCAGCTGGCGCTAACTTTATTGATAAGATATATTCAGTAATCTATTTGTCTGACAGTTTTAGACCATTGGCAGTATTCTCTGCGATTAATAAATTTACTACTATTACCTATTGTCTTAAACTAGGCGAGCACACAAGATACGGAACTTTAACTATTGTAATCGGTGATGATTTATCAACAGGGGCTAATGGCTCTGAAGTAAGTATCACTGACAATTTTGTATATTCACCTAATTTTCTAATCAGCGAGGGGGCAAGCATTATGACAGGTTTTGAATTTTCAATTTCTAAAACAAGTAATACCACAGCGGATGATTCAACTGCTGCTGTAGTTGATACTTTGGTCTTGACCTACAAAAATCCTCTATCAACTGGTCTGATAGGGTCCATATCGTTCGATGTGGCCTATGGTGTTTGATCTCCACGGTGCCGATAGATTAGCTGCTTGGAAACAATTTAGAGATAATTTAGAAAAAAGTAAGAACCCGTTTCAAGAAGTGGTAGATCTCTGGAGCCGCGCTCCATTTGTAAGCAACTATCTAGATCCAAATAAACCAAACGAATGGCCAGATCCGTGGCATTTGATTCTTGATCTCCGCCTCGATGATCTTGCAATCGCTCTAGGAATGCTTTACACTATAACATTAACACAGCGGTTTATGAAGACCAATTGTGAGATACATATGTCTATGCTTCCTAATAAAAATGAACCAATCTTTGCTCTAGCAGTGAATAATAAATACGTTCTTAATCTAGAATACAAAAAAGTAGTAGACATAACCGAATTACAAAAATACAAAACAAACATTATTTGGACGATACCTAGGTTATAATAAATATCAAACCTAGAAAATATTTACAGAGACAAACGAAAATGAGCATCACGGTAATCAAGAGAGACGGAAAGAAAGAACCACTTACTATCGAAAAGTGGCAGGCACAAGTGGCAAAAGTTTGTAAAGGAATCGCAGACGTTAGCCAATCAATGATAGAAATCAAGGCTCAACCACATTTTTACGACGGAATAACCACGGAAGAAATCGATGGAATAACTCTACGAGCCATCGTTGATCTCATCGACATCGAACACAATCCTGATGTAGGGCACACGAATTATCAATATGTGGCCGGTAAGCAACGACTCTCTATGCTACGCAAAGATGTCTATGGCCAATATGAACCTCCACATCTCTATGACATAGTAAAGAAGAATGTATCAGTGGGATTATATAGCCCAGAGTTATTAGAGTGGTATACCGAGGACGATTGGAACAAAATGAATGATATTATCGATCATTCAAAAGATGAAGAATATGGTTATGCTGCTATTGAACAGCTAATCGAAAAATATCTTGTAAGAAATCGTAGTACCAAAGAGATCTATGAAACACCACAAGTTAGATACATGGTTGCAGCAGCAACGGTGTTTCACAAAGAAGAGCCTAATTCGGCTCGAATGAAATATATTAAGGAATATTACAATGCGGCTTCTGACGGTCTATTTACTCTCGCTACTCCTGTTCTTGCTGGGCTTGGCACTCCCACTAAGCAGTTCAGTAGTTGTGTGCTCATTCGCAGTGATGATGACCTTGACTCCATTTTTGCTTCTGGCGAAATGATGGCCAAGTATGCCAGCAAGAGAGCAGGTATTGGTTTGGAGATTGGACGATTACGTCCTTTGGGTAGTCCTATCAGGGGCGGCGAAATCATGCACACTGGCATGATTCCTTTTTTGAAAAAGTGGTTCGGAGACTTAAGGAGTTGTTCACAAGGTGGTATTCGCAATGCAAGTGCTACTGTGTTTTATCCTATTTGGCATCATCAGTTTGACGATCTTATTGTCCTTAAGAATAATCAAGGAACTGAAGAGACTCGCGTCAGACATATGGACTACGGAGTTGTACTATCGGCGTTCTTTTGGCGTAGGTTTAAAAATAAAGAAAACATCACGTTCTTTGATCCTAACGAAGTACCTGATTTGTACGAAGCCTTTTACAAAAACACAACTGAGTTTGAAGAACTTTATGTTAGATACGAAAAACGTAAAGACCTTAGAAAAAAAGTAATGTCTGCTGAAGAAGCATTCAAATCAGGCATACTCAAGGAGCGTACAGATACAGGTCGCATCTATTTGGTGTTTATTGATAATGTTATGAATCAAGGACCGTTTGATCCTGAATATCATACTATCTATCAAAGTAATCTGTGCTGCGAGATCTTATTGCCAACCCGTCCATTTAAGAGATTAGACGACGTGGAAGGACGCATAGCGTTATGCACACTGGGATCCATCAACTGGGGTGCGTTCCGTAACCCAGAAGACATGCGTAGAGCCTGTCGCATATTACAAAGAAGCCTATGTAATATCCTAGACTATCAGGATTTCTTAAGTATTCAAAGTAAGTTGAGCAACGACGAAATCCAACCTCTAGGGATAGGCGTTACAAATTTAGCCTATTGGCATGCGAAAAGGGGAATCAAGTATGGCGACAAAGACGCATTGGCAGAAGTTAAACTTTGGATGGAGCATCAAGCCTTTTACCTTACAGAAGCAACTGTTGAGCTTGCCAAAGAAAGAGGAAAATGCAAAGAATCAGATAGAACAAGATACGGACAAGGAATCTTCCCTTGGGAAAGAAGAGCTGACGGAGTTAACGAACTTACCGACTTCTCTCCAGAACTCGATTGGGAGTCGCTCCGTCAAGAAATGAAAACACACGGAGTAAGAAATGCTACATTAATGGCTATTGCTCCAGTAGAGTCTAGTAGTGTTGTTATTAATAGCACAAACGGTATTGAAATGCCTATGAGTTTGATATCAACCAAGGAAAGTAAAGCAGGATCGTTTACACAGGTCGTTCCCGAGTATAACAGATTGAAAAACAAATACCAACTAATGTGGGATCAAAAAGACTGCGACGGATACCTCAAAACTGCGTCTGTATTAGCAGCATATGTAGATCAGAGTATTAGCACTAACACTTTCTACAATCCAGCACACTTTCCAGATAGAAAAGTACCAACGACGTTGATTGCTAAAAATCTTATGCAAGCACATGTATGGGGTTTGAAAACATTCTATTATAGCTTGATTAATAAGGCAGGATCTAAAATAGAGGAAAGAACTCCCGAAGTACATTATAATGGTTTTCATAATGAACGAGAACTTATAGAAGAAATAGAAGATTGCGAAGCTTGTAAGTTATGAGTAAAAAGTTAGCTGGTCGTAGATTAAGGATCGGATTCTTCGGTGATAGTTTTTGTAAGAGCAATCTTTCCGGAACATACATTAATAAATTGGAAAATTATCTGCAGGCAGATGTAGTAAATCTAGGCACTGGTGGATCTTCAATTGAAGATGCTATTTTATTACAGTTTAATCCGATGAAGGAATCACCGCCTGACATTTGTGTGTTCTTATGGACGTCAGCTCATAGATTATATCATCCTAAAATTAGAAACATAACTATTCATAGCGCATATCAAAATGCGACTCATACTGATAACCCTGTTTGGTCGGCCGCGTACGAATATTACAAACACATTAGTGATATACAGGCGACGAATTTTAGATATGTATCTGTATTATTTTATTTTGAATCAAAAATTTTGGCAAGTTTGCCAAAGAACACTAAAATAATACATTTATGGTCGTTTGGTGAATCGGCGGAATGGTCTCACGATGCATATGCGCCGAATAAATTAACATATGCACACAGATTTTCAACAGGAGTTGAAATACGTCCTTCTTTAGTATCGCTGGCATGTTTTGATAGGCATATTGATAAAATTACTAATGATACCTGCCCTAATCATTTAAACAATCAGGAAAAAAATGAAATACTATTTCAATGGATATTAGATGCAATACAAAATTATCAAAATGGAAGATTAATAGATGAGTCAACAACAATACAACTTAAAAGAAAAGACTGATTACTTACAACGAAAGATGTTTCTAGATCCTTCGGGACCAGTAACGATCCAACGTTTCGAAGAAGTAAAATATAATAAAATCGCAGACTTTGAAAAAACCGCCAGAGGATTTTTCTGGGTCCCAGAAGAAATTAGTTTAACAAAGGATGCACAAGACTTTAAGGAGGCTAGCGATGCAGTCAAACATATCTTCACTAGCAACTTGCTTAGGCAAACTGCTCTTGACAGTCTGCAAGGCCGCGGCCCAAGTCAAATCTTTACTCCGGTCATAAGCCTACCAGAACTAGAAGCATTAGTCTTTAATTGGACATTCTTTGAAACTAATATACATAGTCGTTCATACAGCCATATCATCCGTAATATCTATAATGTGCCTAAGGAAGTCTTTAACACTATCCACGACACCGCAGAGATAGTGAATATGGCATCAAGTGTTGGCAAATATTATGACGACCTACACAAATTAAATTGCATAAAAGAGACAGATGATGATCCAAATAATTGTCCAGAAGAAAGCCACATCAAAGCAATTTACCTAGCATTACACGCAAGTTATGCCTTAGAAGCATTTCGCTTTATGGTATCATTTGCCACAAGTTTGGCCATGGTAGAAAACAAGATCTTTATTGGCAACGGCAACATCATTAGCCTAATCCTACAAGACGAACTACTGCACAAAGGTTGGACTGCTTGGCTGATCAATCAGGTAGTTAAAGAAGATCCGCGTTTTGCCAAGGCAGCACAAGAATGCCAGGATGAAGTTTTACAAATTTATAAAGATGTAATCCAAGAAGAAAAATCCTGGGCAGATTATCTATTCCAAAAAGGTCCAGTGATCGGACTCAACGCTAATATTTTAAAAGATTTTGTTGATTATACTGCTGTTGGTGCGCTAAAAGATATCGGAATCAAATATTGGGGTCATGCTCCAAAATCAACTCCGATTCCGTGGTTTAATAAGCACAGTGATACCAGCAAGAAACAAACAGCTCTACAAGAAAATGAAAGTACCAATTATGTAATTGGTATCATGAGCGAAAATTTAGATTACAATGCCTTACCGGCTATATAATGTATATGTATAAAGCACAATTTAAACGTCATTCCCCTTATGAATCGTGGACTACGATCGGAAACTACGGTAGCGAGCAGGCTGCTATAAGTGCAGCCTTACAGTATAAAAATAAGGGAATGCTGTTGGTAAGAGTGACAGACAGCAAGGGTGCTGTAATATATTCGAGTTAGGAAGATTGAGTATGAAAGCAATTGTTTGGAGTAAGTATCGTTGTCCTTATTGTGATCAGGCAAAGGCCTTGTTAACACAAAAAGGAATAGTGTTTGAAGAAAAGAAAATCGGTGATGGGTATACAAAAGAAGATTTGTTAGAAGCTGTTCCGAATGCAAAAACTGTGCCACAGGTTTTTTTGGATGACAAACTTGTTGGCGGATTCACTGAACTAAGAAAATTATTTGATCAGTGGGAGAATCAATCGTACGGAGACGGAAGAGTATAATGTTAATTAATAAAAAGTTTTCAAGTGGCGATATTGTATCAATAAAACTTACCAGCGGAGAAGAATTGATAGCAAAATTATCCGAAGATCAGGATACATTGTACACTATCAACAAACCAATGGTTTTAAGTATGTCTGCACAAGGACTTGGTATGATGCCCTATATGATCACTGTTAATCCAGATCAAGCCATAACACTATTAAAATCTGCAGTGGCTGCGATGTCATCTACAGAAAAACAGTTTGCTGATGCGTATGTACAACAAACCACAGGAATAAAATTAGTTTAAGGAATCTAGATGGCCAACGACAGTTCACTTTTACCTACCACAGCAGCACCGCCCGGTTCGGCTCCAACAGCAGGTGATAACACAGGTAGTGCTTTTGATTACAGCGATCATCTAGATCGTATAGTAACGGCTCTAGAACAACTGTCGTTGAGTATGGCATTCGTTGCAGATAAGATCGATAACATATCAGATAAGATCGATAACATATCGGTTCAATCTACAACCATATCTCAACAACAAACAACTATTGCCGCCAAACAAACAGCAATAGAAACTTATCAGAAAAAATTAAAAGAGCTGGGCGAAGGCGATGGTGTGCATATATTAGGTCCTTATGAATGGTTGTCTATGTATGCTATCTATAAACTTCTTGTAGATCAAGGAGTCACAGATTTCGCATCTATTAAAGCTCAAATAGATGCATTACCTAAAAACTTTTAATCTATGTCTAATGGTGTAAGTCGTAATGCAGGACAAGATTCAGCGGGAGGCGCTCTCATACAAGGGTCGGGGGATGTATTCACTAACGACAAACCGACTGTAAGAGTCGGAGATGCAGTGGCAGGCCACGGAAGAGGAGCACATCGAGGACCAGTCATGGCAGATGGTTCTAAAACTGTGTTTACAAATAATATCAGCACAGTTCGCCAAGGAGATCCTGCTAGTTGCGGACATCCTGCCACAGGCAGCGGAGATGTGTATGCAGGAGATGAAGTTGACACTGATACACCATCAAATAGAGATATGAATGCTGGAGACGATCACGATCCCGATTCTCCTGGATCAGGATCTACGTATGTAAAAAGCAAAAAAAGTATTGATCAAAGCGAATTAGTTCCGTTAGACGAAAAAAATGCAGATAAGTCTCCGGGTAAAGCTAATATAGCTCTCAGCAAGAATTGCGCAGATATAGCCAGCCTATCACCTTTCCCGTCCGGAGGAGCTATCGATAATATTTCATTATCACCTAACTACACAGTAGGTAAACTTACTAGAAAACCTCATGTAACTTTTGATAATGCTCTTAGAGGGGACGAATCCGGTTTAAGTCTAGAAGAAATAGTTTGCAATTTAAAACTGTTGGCTGTGAATTGTCTAGAACCTATAAAATCTAGATTTCCTAACTCTTTTATTACAAATACCTGGAGACCACCGAGCGGTAATCCTCGTAGCCAGCATCCAAAAGGGCAGGCAGCTGATATCCAATTTCGTAATACTAGCAAAGCAGATTATTATGTCATCGCTCAATGGATCAGAGACAATGTAAGCTATGACCAACTATTGTTAGAATATAAAACTACTGGATCGGGATTACCATGGATTCACATTAGTTTTGATAAATCAAATCAAAGAAGCCAAGTCTTGACTTTATTAAATAATTCAACCTATTCACAAGGATTAACACAACTAGCATGAAAAAATTATTTTGGAATATCTTAGGATTTTCAAGTCTAGGAATGGCCTATATCGGAGTCATTACTCCTGGCATTCCTTATTCACCGTTCGTGGTGTTTTCTGCATACTGTTTTTCAAAAGGTTCGGAACGTATGCATCGTTGGATTTACAATCATAAAATATTTGGTCCATTCTTAACTAATTGGAACGAAAAACGTGTATTTCCTCAAAAACTTCGCTATTTGATGTTGACAATGATGTCATTGAGTCTTATACTAATGTATACCGGTGGAGTTAAACTTATTGGCATAATTTCAACCGCGGTATTTATGGCGCTAGTGGCTATGTGGGCTTGGAGATATCCCAACACACCCGAAGAACACGATAGACGCAAAGATGCAGGTGAAAAGATAGGTTGGATTAAATAAAAGTTATTGCTGTATGAAGCAAAGAGAAAAGTGTTCTGGACGCGGGTTCGATTCCCGCCCGGTCCACCAAAAGCACACTGATTGTCCCACAGAGGCCATTGCTAATATCTGTACAGTGTGTTTCTGACGGGCCGGACCTGGTTTCGACAGGGCAAAGAGTAACAGAGTGGACAGCAGGGTAGGCGATGACCCTAAATCAAGCAAATCTATAACTGCAAACGCAGCTAATGACGAGGTTTACGCTCTAGCAGCCTAAACTTCCGGGGCAACTATGCCTTGTAACCAAAAATAGTTGAGCGGCTTTCGGGCCGCTTTCTTTTTTGTTATTGATTTTTCCTATGATCATTATTAAAAAATATTTAGGAAAAACCTATTGATTTCCTATTTTAATAGGATATATACTATTTGTTAGTTTTCAACACACACAAGGAGATAAAATGAAAACAGTTGGTGATAAATTAGAAGCCTTTAGTCTGGTAGGCGTTAAACCAGGTCAACCACAAGATGCCTTTTTCGATATCACAGAAAAGTCGTATGAAGGCAAATGGAAAGTAATTGTTTACTATCCAAAGGATTTTACTTTCGTATGTCCAACTGAAATTGTTGCCTATGATAAGTTAGCTAAAGATTTCGAAGATCGTGAGGCTGTATTACTTACAGGCAGTACAGACAACGAATTCTGCAAGATCAGTTGGCAGAATGCACACAGCGATCTAAAAAACATCAAACATGTTCAGTTCGCTGACACACAGCGTGGCGAACTAAGTCTTATCGATCAGTTAGGTGTATTTTATGCTCCGGCAGGTGCTGCTCTACGTGCTACATTTATCGTTGATCCAAACAACCAGATTCAACACGTGACAGTCAACAATCTCAACGTTGGTCGCAGCCCAGAAGAAACTCTGCGTGTATTAGATGCACTACAAACCGGCGAACTTTGTGCCTGCAACCGCACAGTTGGTGGCGATACCCTAAAGGTATAATATGCTAGAATGTTTGATCCTAGGTGATAGCCTTGCAGTTGGTGTTGGACAGATTCGCTCTGAATGTAAGACCTATGCTCGCAGTGGTATCAACAGTTATGATTACGTTAATAGACACGTGTTGTATACAGAATCTATTAATAAAGTAGCTAAGACTGTGATCATTAGCCTAGGATCAAACGATTACAAGAGCATAAACACCTACGAAGAATTATTAACCCTAAGACAGTTTGTCAAAGCAGATAGAGTATATTGGATATTGCCTGCTATCAAAGATACAAAAAGAAACAACGTAAAAAAAGTAGCAGACAAATTCAATGACTTTGTTATCGATAGTCGTTCTCACGAACTCAGCCCTGATGGTGTTCACCCTACCTATAAGGGCTATAAATCGATAGCAAAACAAACACAAGGAGACACACAATGAGTTGGGTAGAACAGATCAAAGAGGCACTCCCGGATTATGCCAAGGACGCACGATTAAATCTTGACGCGGTTATAAACCGTAGCACACTAGATGCAACAGAAGCTCAAGGTTGTGCTCTAGCAGCAGCGATGGCCACAGGCAATGGCAAGCTGGTAACTTTTATTTCAAGCGGAATTGAAGATATCAAAGAACGTGACGCTGCGCTCACAGCCTCAGCTATCATGTCACAGAATAACGTTTGGTATCCATATGTAGAAATGGTAGGAGGTGCTCTCGAAGGTATTCCTCCACAGCTACGTATGAACGCTATTGCCACACATGGTGGTACTACCAAGGCTCGTTTTGAGGCATATAGTTTGGCGGCAAGTATCGTAGGCAAATGCCATTTCTGTGTGAAAGCACATTTTGACACATTGAAGGCAGAAGGTTACTCTGTAGATCAACTACGAGACATTGGACGTATTGCTGCCGTAATAAACAGTGTTGCCAAGGTATTAAATAGTTAAATTTTGTAATCATTTAGCAATATTCGGATCGGTAAATACCTCATGGAGCGTAAATACCGATCTATTTTTATCTCTGATGTACATCTCGGCACCAAGGATTGTAAAGCTGAGGCACTGAATAATTTTCTCAAACATAATAGCTGTGACACATTATATCTAGTAGGAGATATAATTGATGCGTGGAAGATACAACAGAACAAGTGGCGTTGGAAACAAAGCCATACCAACGTTGTGCGTCGTGTATTAGGACATGCCAAGAGAGGAACTAGAGTGGTATATGTTATAGGTAATCATGATGAGTTTATCCGTCCGTTGTTGCCTTATGGTTTTCATTTTGGTAAAATTGAATTACACAATCAAATAGAACACATAGGTGCAGATGGTAAACATTATCTCGTAGTACACGGTGATCTGTTTGACGGCATCACCAGACTAGCACCATGGCTAGCATTTTTAGGAGACAAAGCCTATGACACCATTTTATCTCTCAATAGTAAGTGCAATTGGATCCTCCATCGAATGGGTATTGGTTATTTTAGTCTTAGCCGTTTCCTTAAGCACAAGGTAAAGAAAGCAGTAGATTTCATTTTCCAGTTTGAACGTAATCTTGCAACGTACTGCAAGAAAAGAGGATATGACGGCGTGATCTGCGGACACATTCATCACGCAGAAATAAAAATAGTAGATGGTGTGGTTTACATGAACGATGGAGATTGGGTAGAGTCAATGACTGCTTTAGTAGAACACTGGGACGGACATTGGGAAATCATTACATGGACACAGGAGAGAGATGATGTGGTTGATGATATTGATAGCGGTACACATAAACAATCCAAAAGACATTCCGGCAACACTGACTATACCCTTTGACAATCAACAAAGCTGCGAACAAGCGGTTAAAGAAATGACTTATTGGATAAAGTTTGATAACTTCAAGGTACAAGGCAGATGTATAAAACAATCTTAGTCATAACAGATAACCTCCGGGAGCAGATTAATGGTGTGGTTACGACCTTCAAGAATATTGAGAAACACGCTGTTTTGGACGGGTATTGCATTCTATACCTTGATCCCGGGCAGTTCTTACATTTTAGTTGCCCAGGCTACCCTGAAGTTAAACTTAGCCTTCCTTGGCAGATCGGCAAGAAGATTGAGAAGATATCTCCGGATTATATACACATCGCCACGGAGGGTCCTATTGGTCTGTGTGCTAGACTTTATCTTGACCAACGCGGCTATCGTTACAATACTAGTTACCACACTAAATTTCCTGAATTCTTGAAAGAAATTTATCATATTCCTAGAAGCTGGACCTATGCCTACGTTCGCTGGTTTCATAAACACAGCGGTCGTGTTTTAACCACAACAGATACAATGGTCAATGATTTAATACATCACGGATTTCGGGGTAATATTGTTTCTTGGACCAGAGGAGTTGATAGAGAAACATTGTCTACAAAAATCAAATGGAGTCATAACAAATATCTACATTTAAATCTTTCGGTGTTGTATGTTGGTCGTGTTAGCAAAGAAAAAAATCTTGACGACTTGTGCTGTCTAGAAAATGAATTTGACATTACAATAGTTGGAGATGGTCCTTACAGAAACGAACTAGAGAAGAAATATTCTAAGGTTAAATTTTTAGGATATCAATCAGGAAGCGATTTGGCAGATTGTTATGCACAAGCGGATGTATTTTGTTTTCCTAGTCGCACAGACACCTTTGGGATCGTTATTATAGAAAGTTTGAGTTTAGGCACCCCAGTGGCTGCTTATCCAGTTCCCGGTCCAATAGATATCTTAGAGCAGGGAACAAATGGACATATGAGTGAAAATTTAGCCTTGAGTATCCGCATAGCTGCCAACTATAACAGAGATCGTGTAAGAGAATCTTCAGAAAAATGGACTTGGGAACATTGTTGGCAGATTTTCAAGCACAATTTAATTACTATCTTTTAATGATTATCAGTATGGTTTTCAGATAGTTTTTGTCATATAATAGTGATACATACTGTTGCAATACAAGTATGTTTTATTAGCAAAGGAGAAACACTATGTGGACCAAACCAGCAGCAGTTGACATGAGATTTGGGTTTGAAGTAACGCTTTATGTTATGAACCGTTAATCAATCGGTAAAAACCAAAAAGGCCCGCTTCGGTGGGCTTTTTCTTGACAGCCTTGTGCAAATATGTTATAGTATTACATCAGTAACAGTTTTGGAGACTGCAATGAGTATGCATTTAGAAGGTCCGTGGCTGTCAACCACAGGCAAGAAAAAAGGCAAGCGCAAGTTTCGCAATGCAGATGAAGCTAGAAAGGCCAGACAATTGGAAGAAGATTGGCAACAACTGTTAAAGAAATGGGGTATCGAACAGCAAGAGAAACGTAGACAACGTGCGATGGCTGCACCTACTCTTTCCACTCCTGCACCATTTCATCGAGGTTCGGATCAACCAAAGATTCCCAGCCTACCATTTACTGGCGCCCCTTGTACCAAACCAGATCAAAAAGTTTATACTGGAGATAAGATCAAAGGCATTGGAACCATGCACAAATCTAACGCTGTACCAATCTTTTCAGACGAACAGGCGGTGGATATTGCCAAAATGCGTCGATAATCACCAATTTTCATGCTATTGTATAGGAAATGAGGTATATAAATTACGTTTCGCAAAGAAACTAAGATAGTAGAACCAAAGTATGTCAAAAGCTGAAACGGTTCCGCGAGTCTTGGCCTATGAGAAACCCGTGAGATTCGGGCGGTCAAGGCTCCAAAGGCACATGAGTTATGAG